ACATCAACACCATAGGTTTGTTATAGTACGGCGATTTTGTCAGCCGCACGCAGTTTTCCATAAAATCCATCCTCAGACTTGCCGCATCCGTATCGTAAAAATACCGATCGTTATAAAAATCCTCTGCCAAGTTGTCCAGTTCCTGCCATAACTCCTGACCTATGATGATCTCGCCCGTTTCTGCACGTGCACGGTACTCCAGAAGAAACGAATTGTCAGGAGTCCAGATTGTTGTATTTTGAATTAACACAATTTACCCACTTTCTGAGCGGTGACTCATCATCGCTTTCATCTGTTCCTGTTGCCCTGATCAATACACGAATGATATTGACATACTGTTGCAAAAGCTCTTTATATTGCTTTTGTGCCGTTGTCGCTTTCTGTTTGGTAGAATCTTTTGGATGAACCTTAATAAATGGCAGTTTTTTCAGCTCCTCCAATCGGCCCTCCAAAAATACTGCTTCATCAACAAGAGGTATGAGTGCCGCATCATGGTTGATCGCATCTAATAATTCTGCTTTTCTACTCATTTCAGCTTCACCCCTTCGATGCGTTTCATGCTCACTTGTCCCACTGTCCAACCTGAACCGATATTTCGTACATATACGCCTACCTTATTGTTTGCGGTGTCCCATTTCAGCTGCACACGCACATTGTATGTAGAACTAAGGTACATTGTGATCACGGTTTCTGCCGGATCGCTTCGCGTAAGTGTTACCCAGCCTTTCTGCCCGTCAGAAACTTCCAGCCACACACGAATCTCATCGTAATTTGCCAGTGTGCTGATTGCCGCCGAATACGCCCACGTTGTTATTGCTGACGGTGTTACTGCTGCCGTTGACAGAACCACTGCTGCATCAATATCGCCAACTACATACCAATATGATCCGCTGTACACCAACTCCAATACTGCATACTGCTTGATCAGGTTTGCAGGTATGGCACTGTTTCTGTATTGAATTGCTTTCGCCCCGGTAGAATTGACATTCAGTGTTGGGTTACTTGCAGTGTTGGCGTAGCTAAACCGCACGAACACTCTCGCACCAGCTACCAGCTTGAAGTTCGTCAGGCTGACCGTCTTTGCGGCGGTCGAGCCTGTCGTATAACACACGGCATAATGGGCAATGTCAGCCGTACCATTGAAATTAACGCCATCTATTGCCCGTGTCGTCTGGAGTTTTGTAGCTGATCCTGCGTTTCCTGTAATTGTTGTCTGTGTTCCTCCGGCATTGGCATCCACATAACTTTTCACTTTCTTCCATAACTCAGTAAGTCCTGTCTTGTCCAGATACGCCATGTCTCTTCCTCCTATATCAATTCGATCACACGCAGATGGCATCAATTTCAGCGTTGGTGATGGCATCGACTACGAACATGCCGCCCAGGGCATCCCATGCCTTGCCGTCCCAGGCCACGTTCGTTCCTGCCGGCCCGTAATCAGATGCCGCTTCCAGGTTGTACACATCACCGGTAACCTGCCCTGTAGTCGGCAGTTTTGTTGCATCTGCCAGGGAACTCTTGTACTTGTACACGCCTGTGATGTCGGATTTCTTCGCATAGATACCAGATAAATCTGCCTCTGTTGGCAAATCATTCAGTTTTGAAAACATCGCTGGAGGCATGAGACCCATATTACCAGTAGTTGCAACTGGAATATTTGCTTTTACGGTACTTCCTGCAAAAGTGAGACTAACAGATGCTTGCGTGTAATCTTCCTCAGCATAGGCCATTGTCATGGCTTCCCATGTTCCTTTACCGCTCAGAAGTTTACCCGTATCGCCTTTCGCCGGTGCCGGTACCAGTCCGTGTGTACCTGCCGCATTAGCTGTTGCACCCTTGAAGTCAGAGTAGGTCGTGTTTGATGCCGGGATGCCTAAGCCTGTGATATCTGTCTTAGTAACTGGTGTTATACTAGATACGTGTCCGGTTGCATCCACGGTCACTTTGTACAGTCCGTTTGTTTTCGCCGTATAACTCGGATGCACATATTTGTTCGCACCGGTTTCGATTCCTGTCAGTTTGTTCTTCTCTGCTGTCGTATAGTCGTTCGTAGACAGTCCTTTACCGCTTACTTTGTCTACCTTCCCTGATAATGCTGTTTTGATCTTGCCCCAAAGATAAGTTAATCCCGCTGTATCCAAAAATTTTGCCATAATGTTTTTCTTCCTTTCTTTTAACTGTAAATGCAGATCTCATCAATCTGCCCATTCGTTATCGCCGTTACTGTTGTATACTTCACACGCCCCTGCCCTGCCTGCAACTGTTGCTGTGTGTATGTTAATGCCGTACCGCCAAGCGTGACCTTGCTGTTTGCCGGTTTTAACAGGTCTGTCACCTTCTTGGTGATCTGCAGTTGCTGCTGTATGTTGTACGTGGGTGCTGCACAAAAAACCTTTTCACCAATCCTCAGCATATCCACATCATAACCGGCATCCGACAGGTCGATTGCAGATAATTCTGTCACCAGATTTGCCCCGTTGATCTTCTTGAACGCCTTTTCGCCTTCTTCTTTCAGCTTCGTGGGGTTCTGTATTTCGGAAAACTCCACGGTCTTCGTGATGATGCCGTATTCTTTCACGGCTGCTGCGTCTTCCAGGTAATCCTTGCCACCGTTTACATTTGCGATTGTGACCGGCCATTCGTTGTTTGACGTCGATGACCCGATCGGGATCAGACGCGTTGCAAGGTCATCCGTCTTGACGTTCTTGGTAACATCAATTATGTTCTTCCCCTGCCGTATATCCTGGCCGCCTGCCTGTTCATATTCTGCCAGGTAATCAATATAGTGCACACCGCCGACGGTTCGTGTTCGGATATACCCGCCGCTTTCTGCAACGAGTTCATCCATTATGTCCCTCGTGGTGCTGTAATCGTTCCGCTCCCGGTCTGCCGCTTCCCCGGTAATAGTCACCTGACCGATCAGGAACTGCTTGAAATCATCCACCTGTTCGTTGTGCTTCTTAACCAGCCACTTGAAATAATTTCCTGGCGTTGTCTTTCCCGGTACATCCGTGCCGGTCTTGTGGAATGGACGGATGATGCTGTCCTGAAAAAATACTAGGTCGCCTTCTGTCTGGATCTCCATCTCAAGATCCCTGTCTTCGACGGTGTTCATCACAACGCCCCGGTAGATCGTCTTCTCACTGCCCGTCAGGTCGAACCGGACTACTTCCAGCATGGACTTTCGCCGCAGGACGGATGCCGCAAGCGGATGATCCAGGACAATCGAAACATCACAGGAGCCGTTTTTGTTGACTTCCTGAGTCAGTGCCCCTTCCGTAATGCAGCGGCCTCTTATCCACGGATGGTACAGGTAGGAACCATCCAGCGTGATCTTATACATTAGAACCTGCCTCCTCTGTATTCTACGGAAACCGTGCCGCCATCCCCTTCGAACTGCATGGTATGGCTGCCCTCTGTGATCAGGATATCAGGCACCGTGCTGTGCCCTTTTGGGATCTGGTAGCTTTTTCCGTCATATGTCACTGTGACCGCCGCCGAAGCTTCAAAAACACACCCCGTCGGCATCACATCCCCTACGACCGTGATTTCACCCGGTACCGGGATGTTTTTATAGTCTCTGATGATATCCGTTTCAAAATTGAAGCTGTCCCATTCCCAGTCATCCAGTGACGTTTTCCGTGCCAGCTTGTACGGCTCCGCATCCAGTGTGACCACGATCTGGCTGTAATGCTGGTTGAGCTTGCTGCTGTCCACGCTTACCCTGGCATCGTAATAATAGCCGTCATCCCCGAAGATGACCGGGAGCCGCCTGCCGTGCAGTTTCCCGCGGATGTCACTGGCTTTTGACAGCCAGGTGCTGTAAGTCCCGTCCTTGAAGTCGAACGTCAGCTTATGTATTGCATTGTCGTACACTGGGAAACCGGTAATGGCTTCCGTCAGATCCAGTGCACCGTTCCTGCCGGGGATGGTCACGGTACTTTTCCGGACGGACGGCGTACCAAGGTCTACACCCAGCAGCTTCAGCCCAAAATCGCCCATTTTATACTTTCCGATCTGTACATCCATCAGCTTCCCCTCCTCTGCCGGTTCCGTATTGTGTTCATGTTTTCATTGACGTAGGGTGTGACCGCCTTGCCCACCGTCCTTCCATCCAGGTCGACCGTGGTATGCAGCTCTGCCTGTAACTGTATTGTCTGGTTGCTTGCCGCTTCTAATAGTTTCCCTATCGATGCATTGCCTGCATTTGAAACGGTTATGGAATTGCCTAATTGATTAACCGTCTGCTCGAACCGGTCCAAGGATGCCAACAGCTTCGGATCCAGCTTTTGTAATGCTGCCTTTTTCTGTTCAGTATCCTCGAATGGTGTCGGGAGTGCTTCCAGTACTTTGCCCACCTCAGACAGTCGTCCTTTTTTTGCCAGCTTCTGTATTTTTTTCTTACTTGCCGCATTTGCTTTCAGGGTTTCCAGATCCAGCTCAGAATCATCGGTGCCCTTTGCCTTCTGTTTCTTTGCCGTTGTCTTGCCCGAAGTTGTGGTACCCTTTGCATTTATTGACGTTTTCGTGCTTTTCGCGGATTTATTTGATTTTCCAAGCCCAAACGCTTTTTTAAACGCTTCGATCATATCCTTTGCAATGCCCCGCATGGATTTTTTCAGCGTTTCTTTTTCGCCATTCAGACTCTTGATCAGGCTCTTGGTGATCTTCTTTCCGGCTTCTTCGGCTGCTTCCTGTGCGGTCTTGGCTGCCTCTTCCACTTCTTTTGTCCATCCGGCTTTTGTGTCTGTCAGACGCTGTTCGAAAAATTCCTTGCTGTAGGTTTCGGACGAACCCTGCAGCTGTTCCCATTTCTTCTTGTACGCCTCCAGCTCCTCTTCCGACATCGCATTCAGGTGCTCCACGAAGTTGTCTGCCTCGTTCAGGCCCATGCCAAGGATCTGGTCCATCAGGCTTTCCGGTATCTTGTCCTTAAGCTTTTTCAGACCTTCCTGGTACCGCTCGACTTGTGTCAGCTGGGTGTCCAGGTCGTACATATTGACCGGCTCTGACATCTTCTTTTTCATGTCGTCCCGAAATGAGATGATCTTGTCGTAAGCCTTCTGGTACTTTTCTGCGATCTCGTCCAGCTTCTTGTCTAAGTCGTCTTCGATCTTACTGTAAGCTTTCTCTGTCCCTTCTTTCAGGGCATCCATGAACGTTGATGTGTATTTGTTGGCATAGTTCTTGATCTTTTTGGCGTTCTTCCGGAGCTTTTTTGCTTCTTCCTGGAGCTTTTTCTTCTGCGTTGCATCCGTGGTGTTGCCCGCCTCTGTTTTCTTGTCTTCGGCCAGTTTTTCGTATTTTTTTACAACCTTATCCACATAGCCGTCAATCTTGTTATCCAGCTTGGAAACCAGGAGTTCCTGACGCTTGTCAAGCCCGCTGGTGATGGATTCCATGATCGCAGACGCCGCATCGGAATAACCGCCCTTTGCCGCATCCACTTCACCGGCTGCCTTGACAGCTTCCTCGGACATCTTCTTCATGGTTTTTTTCAGCTTCGGGACTTCGGCTTCAATGCCCTTGATCACACCTCCGACGATGTGTTTACCGATCTCGTCCTTGAAAACCTTGGACGGGGAATGGATCCCCAGTTCGTTTTTGGTGGCATCCACAGACACTTTTGCGAGATTTCTGGCACTCTTCTCAACATCTCCTCTACCTTCATCAATACCGACTGCCATACCGGCCGCCAGCATCTCACCGACTTCGTCACGCATGACACGGGATGGGGATTTTATGTTGCCTTCCTTTTTTGCCCCGGCAACTGCATTTCTGACCGCTGCCCTTGCAGCTTCTTCGACTGCCGGGGAATTGGCTGTCATACCGGCAACGGTTCCACGCATCAGGTTCGCACCAACGTTATAGAACCCGTTGTAATATCCCAGTGCTGCGTCTTCCGCTTTCCGGATGGAACTGCTCGCCGCCTGTGACACCTGCCCGGAATTCTGCTGGATTCCGTCCGCGGTTGCTTTCTGCGACTCTTTTCCGGCTTCCTCTCCGCCTTTTTTAGCCGCCTCCGTGACTTCCTTCTGGCCGGATTCGATCCCGCTTTTTGCCTTTTCCGTGTGCTCCTTGCCGCTCTTCTCTCCAGCTTCGCCTGCTTTCTGGGCAATTTCCTGCCCTGCATTCTCCCAGTTCGCAGATATCGCTGACAGTTCCTCTGTAGATGCCTCCACTGCTTCGCCACTTGTTGCCGAAAAACTCCGTGCATATTCCTCTAACTGTGGTTTTGTCATTTCCGTACATGCTTTGACGAGATTTGCACTCTGCGGCCCCAGATTAACCAAATATGAGAAAAACTCTTTCGTCATGCCCTCTCCGGCACGTCCTGCAAGGGTTATCAGGTTATCTGCCCACTGATCTACACCATTTGCTGCACTTTGCAGATGTGTTACTACATCTTCTGCCGAAATCTCTTCACCGCCCGAAAAATCTTCGTATGCATTTACAACGCCTTTCAAGTTGTTCTGAATAGACGTTTTCATGTCCTCGTAGGCTTTCTGGACTTCCTCCGACATTTCTGTTGCGGAATCGGATA